ACTTCACCGCTCTCATGGACTTCATGGAGGACGATGGTTTCGACTCGCCTCCCATGCCTTCGAAGACGTATCCCGAAGGCCGCGTCTACCGAATACCTTCTCCTGACGCTGAGACTGGCCTTCGTCTGTCGGCAGTCGCCGACCTGTCGATGAAGCAGTCCAAGGGCATCGAGCTGAGCGAGGGTGACGTGAAGCGCTTGCGGCTGAACGATCAGGAGGAGCGGGAATTCATCGCTCAAGTCCTTTCGCCGGAGGTGATTGATCTGATGGTGGCCGACGGAGTGAAGTGGGAACACCTCAAGCGACTCGGTATTTACGCGTTCACGTTCTTTGGGGTGTCGCGTGAGGCGGCAGACAAGGCGGTGGAGGCGGGGCTGTTCATGGGAAAAGCGTTAGCGCCCAACCGGGCGCAGCGCAGGTCGAAGCCCGCGGCGAAGTCGGCCCGACCGGACTCGGCAGGTTCGAAGAAAGCGTCCAAGAAGAAGGGATGAGCATCGGGTCTTTGCTTGCGCATTGGACGCTGGTGGAGTTGGACTTCCAAGAGGTGTACGGCATCGACTTGGCAGCGCCGGGTTTCTTGCGCAGCAGGACATGGCGCTGGGTAATGGTGCGTATCGTGGGACTATTATCTACGAAGGGGAGAGTTCAGCGGGTTCTGAACCCTACGCCGGATCAGAAGAAGGCGCAGCAGAAGCAACAGCAATAGAACGGAACCCGCAGCATGGCTCTCGACCTCGGTGAACTGGTTGGCTACCTCAAGCTTGATTCTTCCGGCTTTGATAGCGTCCTCGACAAGCTTCCGGGCAAGTTGGGTGGCAGCGGCAAGAAAATGGCTTTGGCGGGCGCCGCGGTTGGCGGGCTGGTCGCTGTGGCTCTCGGCAAAGGGCTGAATGATGCTATTGACTTTGCGGGGACGAACAAGGTGGTGGCGGCGCAGCTCGGCTTGACCGCTGTGGAGTCGGCTCGGGTCGGCACGCTCGCTGGGCAAGTGTACGCCGATAACTACGGTGAGTCTGTGGAGCAGGTTCAGCAGACCATCGGTGGTGTCGTCACTCAGATAAAGGGCATGGGTACGGCAAGCGATGACGTCGTGAACAAGATGACGGCGAACGTACTCAGCTATGCGTCAGCGTACGGCGTGGACACGGCCGAGGCTATCGCGCAGGTGCAGCAGCTTATGGCGTCCGGTCTCGCGCCGACCGCGCAGGCGGCGATGGACATGATGACGACGGCCATGCAGACGGTCCCGGAGGCTTTGCGTGGCGATATGTCTGACGCTATTACCGAGTACGGTCCACTCCTCGCGGGGATGGGGTTCAGCGGCGAAGAAGCGTTCGACCTGCTCGCCAAGGGCGCCGAGAAAGGCATGTACGGGATCGACAAAGCGGGCGACGCAGTGAAAGAGTTCGGTATTCGGTCGACCGACATGAGCAAGGCGTCGAAGGTCGGATATGATCTGATCGGTATGTCGCAGGAGGAGATGACTGGCAAGCTCCTCGCCGGGGGCGATACGGCGAAGGGCGCGTTTGACGACATCGTGAAGGGGCTGAACGGGATCGAAGACCCGGCCGCGCAGTCGCAGGCGGCGCTGGCTTTGTTCGGTACTCCTCTGGAAGACCTCGGCGTTACTGAGATACCTAACTTTCTGGGGTCGCTAACGACTCTCGGCGACGGGTTCGGAGATACCTCGGGCAAAGCTGACGAGCTGAACGAGAAGATGTCTAGCGGCGTCGGAGCGGGCATGGAGCACGTCCAGCGGCAGCTCGAAATACTCGTGGCCGGTTTCATGGCGCAGCTACTCCCCGCGCTGACCGTCGTCTTCGACTTCCTCGCAGCCAACCCCGCAGTAATCACCGGCCTCGCCATTGCGCTCGGCATCCTCGCAGTAGCGTTCACAGTCGTCACCGTCTCCATGTGGGCACTCTCGCTCACGCCGGTAATGATTACCGTCGGCCTCATCGTCATCGCCATTGGCTTGCTCATCGCCATTGTTGTAATGCTCGTGAAGAACTGGGACGAAGTGTGGGCCGCGATCACCGCGGGCACGGCCGCTTTTGTCGGCTGGTTCATGGGAGTCCTCGACGTGTTCCTCGGCTGGTGGAATCGGCTGTGGACGTCGGTGTACGAGTTCATCGTCAAGACGTGGGACGGCTTCATCGGCTTCATCGTCGACACTTGGAACGGCTTCATCGGGTGGCTGATGGACGGGCTGAACGCGTTCCTCGGCTGGTGGAACGGACTGTGGTCTAGCGTAGGCACTTTTATCAAGGACGCGTGGAACAGTATGATCTCCTTCGTCGTCGCTGTCTTCGTCGCTTATATCTCGACCCTGTTTAGTATCGGCTCGGGACTGTTGAGCTGGTGGAACGGCTTGTGGTCGTCGGTAGGCGCGTTCTTGCGCAGCGTGTGGAACGGGATCGTTTCGTTCCTGTCGGGCGCGGTGAACGGACTCGTCTCGTTCTTCCGCTCAGGGTTCGGCGGGGTAGCTACGTTCCTCTCGGGAGTTTGGTCGGGCATCGCGTCGACAATCTCGGACACTTGGAACGGCGTGATGGGGTTCCTCGGAGCGCTACCGGCTCGCATCCTCGGAGTGTTCGCGGGCGCGATCAACTGGCTCTCCGACATCGGCAAGAACATCATGGACGGGCTGTTCAACGGCATCAAAGCAGCGGCCGGACGCATCTTCGACTTCATCGGTAGCATCGCTTCTTCCATCGGCGACACCTTCGCCAAAGTGCTCGGCATCCACTCGCCGTCTCGCGTGTTTTACGCGTTCGGAAAGAACACAGTACAGGGGTACTTGAACGCTCTCGACGACATGCAACCCGCCCTAGATACTCGGGTAGGCGACTTGGTGCAGACGCCTGAGATGAGTCTTGTTGGTGCGGGGGCGCCGTCGAGGGCGCAGCAGTACGACCAGCGCAGTACGACAGTGAAGTATTACGCAGCAGAAAACCAGTCGCTGGATGCTGAGGAGGCGCTATTCGCCGCTCTTGGTAGCCCGCGCGTGAAGGGGAACTAACGTGCCTAGAGTCATGTCCTTGTCGTCGCTTGGCGGCGATATTACCGCGGGCCGAGAGTCGGGGCTGAAAGCGCTTCTCAAGATGCGCGGCACCGGCCTCCCCCCAGTCTCGACGCAATGGTTCGAGGGTGCGGGCGATGGGGCGACGTACCGCAGCGCGCGTGTACTTGCACGCGTCATGGATTTGTCGGTGAAGGTGTACGGCGCCGACCGTGAAGCCGTCTCGGAGCGAATGAGCGCGGTTGGGCGTATCTTCGCGCCGAGCGATGAAGGCGTGAAGGTGGCCGTGCAGCTCGACGGCGAGACGTGGTACACCTTCGTTCATCGTACGGGTGGCGGCGACTGGGATTGGTCGTCTGACACCGACGGCAAGACGTTCATTATTACGACGATTACCGTGAAGGCAGGCGACCCGTTCTGGACTCGCAATGACATGGAGGCGCGCGCGATTGTACCGGGCGGGCTTGGCCGCGGTCTCATCAAAGCCACCTCTCTCTCGAAGCTGGAACTATCGACAAATACGGCGTTCGGAACGGTTGAGTTCATCAACTCGGGCGACGTGCCCGCGTACGGGAGGTGGACGGTCCGCGCACCTTTCACCGGGTTCGAGTTCATCTCTCCCGACGGCGCAGTCCTCAAATGGACGGGTGAGAAGCTGACCGGATATTTGACTGTGGATACCGAGCTTGGAGTGATAGCGGATGAAGCGGGCGCGAATAGGTACACCGGCCTTGATGCGGTCCCGCGTTTCTGGGCTATCCCGCAGGGCACGTCCTCGGCTTCTGTCGTAGCGTTCGACGCGATAGCTCCGGACACTCAGATTGAAGTGATCTGGAAAGTAAAGAAATGGGTGATGTTCTAATGCGGCGCGAAGACGTACTGGTCGAGGTTCGGGATAAGTCGCTGGCGCGGGTCGGGACGATCACGGCGAAGTATTTACAGATGACGGCGACCTTGCGCCACAATAACGTAGGCGAGTGGAAGATCACGCTCCCCGGCAAACACCCTATGGTCCCGTACCTGTCACAGCATGGCTCTGGCATTATCGTGTCTTTGCTCGGCAGCACTCGGTTCAGCGGCCCGACGGATCGGCCGAGTCGCAAAGCGAACCGTGAGAACCCTGACGGGACGTTCACGTTCAAGGGCAAGACGGACGACATTTTATTGGCTGACGCGCGGGCGTACCCGTCGCCGAGCATCGCCGATCCGAGCGCGCAGGCGGCCGCGAACGATACGAGGACCGGCAATGTTGAGACGCTTCTGAGGGAGTATGTCGCGCAGAACATCGCTGACCAAGCTCCTGCGGGACGCGTCGCAGGTTTCCGCAGCTACATCAGAGTAGAGACGGTAAATCAGAACCGTGGGCCTGTTGCTACGAAGTCGCCGCGGTTCCAGAACCTCCTCGAATTGCTCAATGAGCTAGGCACCCTTGGCACGCTCGGTTTCCAGCTCATCCAGCGCGGCGACTTCCTGATGTTCGAAGTTCTCGACGTTCGCGACGTGTCGGGGTCGGTGCGGTTCGACATCGTGAACGGCACGCTTATCAGCGAAGAGGTCGAAGAGTCGCCGCCTTCGCTCACGCGCGCTATCGTCGCCGGGCAGGGCGAAGGGGTGGGGCGCACCATCATCCAGCGCACAACGGCCGGTTCTGTGGCAGCGGAGGCGGATTGGGGGCGTGTCATAGAGGATTTTATTGACCAGCGTGACACCAACGTCCTCGCCGAGCTACAGCAGAGCGGCGATGAAAAGCTGATCGAAGGTGGGATGACGGCGACGTCGGTGAAGGTTGTCCCGGCCGACGACACGACAATGCTGTATGGGCGCGACTGGAATGAGGGCGACGTGGTAGCTGTCGTCGTAAACGGGCAAGAGACGCGCACGACAGTCACAGCGTCTTCGTGGATCGTGTCTGATGAGGCAGTAATCGTGGGGGCAGCGATTGGCGACGTGACGGGGTTCGATAAGGACTCGGCCTTGGTAAAGCGGGTGGACGACATCGGGCAGCGTACAGAGAAGCTAGAGCGCACTGTCGAAGTTTCGACCGAGCAAATCCAGTGGGGCCAGATNGGTTCCAAGCCTTCACAATTAGTCGGGGATACAGGCCTGAATGTTGATAACACCGACTTCAACGCTTTGACTTCTACGGGATTTTACCGAGGGTCTGGTATGACTAATTCGCCCGATGGGAGTGGCTGGTGGTTCATCACAGTCCAAGCGCACGACTTAGGCGCGTGGACGTTGCAGACCGCGGTTGGCTATACGGGGAGCGGCACGAAGAAGACGTGGCGACGCTACCGCTTCTCCAGCACTTGGCAGCCGTGGGAGCAACATCACGACACGCAAGCAGAGGTAATGGCAGCAATGGCGGCGCAGCTCGCCGAGCTTATGCC